CTTAATATACTCTTGTTGGCTTGCAGAAAGTCTTTTAAAGTTATCATCATTCAGAACCTGTGCAAGTTCTACGCTACTTTTTGTGGCCTCTTTTGTTGCACCAGTTAGGCTATCTTTGAAGTCTTTTGCTGCATTTGAGATTCTGTTAAAGTACTTAGAAAGACTTTCAGCCTCTTTTGCGCCTGGGGAGTTTTTCATCATCTGATCAAAGTCTTTTGAGTAAGATTCTTTGATCATCGCCAACTCTCCAGCTAAGGACTTTTCTGCACGCATCAGAGTCAAGCGTGCGCCAAATGCTTTCTGCAGCCTCGCCTCGACGTACTCTTCACGAGTCATCTTCTTGTAGCGTTCATCCAGAAGTCTATTCCGTGCAGTTTCAGCTTCCGGGTTTAAGGCCCCTCTGAGTGAGTTAAGCCTGATGTCCTCTTCAGATTGTTTGGCTTGCTTGATTCTAGCTTCTTCAGCCTTTCTCAGAGATTCCAGTTGAGCGATCAGGTGCCTCTTATTAGCAGCTTGACGAGTTGTAGACTTCTCATCAATGTCTGCCATATCCTTGATACGCTTTTCGATTTGTCTGATCTGGTCTGCTGCAGTAGTCTGGTCAGGCCTACCCCAGCCCATAATAGCATCCCACATTTTACTAGCGAAGCCAGTAACAGTAGTCATCGCACGCATCAGGTAGCCGTACTCATTTCGAACCTGTTCAGAGGCCTTAATAGCGGCATCACCATAAGCCTTCTGGGCAATAGCTGCAGCCTTTGCTGCATCACCATTTCTTACAGCCTGGATGGTAGCTTCAATAAGTGCAGGAGGAATATTACCAAGTTCCCTAGAATACTTAAACAGAGCTTCAACAGGATCTTTACCAATCTCAGCCATTGCCTTGACAGTGTCCTCAATAGGGATGCCTACCTTCTCACGAAGAGTAGCGGCTGTCTTGATGACAATATCCATCTGAGATCTTGAGATTCCAGAAGTCTTGGCAATCTCTGTCATGGCCTCTGCTACAAATCTCCCCTGCAGGCCAATAGCCTCATAGGCTCTAACCATTTCATAGGCAGAGTCCTTGTTAAGTCCAAGACGGGCACCATTGAAAGCCAAGGCTTTGGATAGAGCATTTTCTTCCTGGATAACTTTTGGAATTGCAGCTAGCAATGCAACAAGTACTGCCACAGCAGCGCCAAGGCCTGTACCGAACATTACTGCAGCAACTCGACTATTTGCCAATGCGTTAACAAAACCAAATAGGCCGCCCTTACCACTTTCCAATCTTGCATTGAAAGCTTCCAGGCCAGCGGCACCACCACGCAGTTCTGCCTGAAAACGACCTACGGCAATAATGCCGTCACCAAACAAACCGCCGAGTGCCTTACCACCATCAACAGCCATCCCGACAAATAGTTGTCCGAAGGCCTTAGCAGTAGCTGCAACAGACACAACCATTTCTCTGGCTGCAGTACGCATTGCTGCGCCCATGTCCTTAGCAGCAACACCAGCCAAAGCAAATTGGTCGCGCAGTTGACCACCCTGTTGCAGGGCAATCATGTAAAGGCTCTGACCAGTTGCCAAACCTACCACGATATCAGTAATTTGAGGGCCAATAGCACGAGAGATAGTATCTGCTGCTCTATTACCAGACTCACCTTGAAGCTGACTAATACCATCACGGTATTGCTTCATCAGGGCTTGCTGTTCCTGTACAGACTTGCCAGATCTCTTTAGAGCTTCTTCAAATCTACGAAGAGAATTAACAGAACCTGTGCTCAGAGTTTTATCAACTTCTTGCAGGCGATAATTCAACTGCGAAAGTGCACTATCCAGGTAGCTATTAGCTTTTACAGAGTCCTTAACAGCGCGGTCGCGCTCCTTGAGGGAATTAGTAATAGACCCAGATGCGCCTGCCAGGGCTCTGTATTCAGAGATAGTACCTCTGATTGCAGTCTTGATATCTGTCAGCGAAGCTTTTTCAATCTTCATCCGCTCAAGAACTCTTTCCTTCTCAAGGGCAAGTTCCCGAAGTTGCTTGATTGTCAGGCCATTCTCAGTTCCGTATTCTCTCTGGGCAGCTTTCAGCAATCTGAATTCATTCTTCAGTGCTTCAATACTCGACAAGCTCTTATCGAAAGGATCACCACCAATCAGAGCCCTTTGAGACTTCAGAGTCTGCATAAGGGCTTGCATGTCGCTGTCAGCAGTTTTAGCAGCCTTCGCATAAGCCAGAATACTAGATTGGCCTCTTGTAAACCCTTGAGTCATAAACTCACGGATATCTTGCTGGCGCTGCAGAATACTCGTAGAGCCCTTCGTGGCCTGAGCAAGTTGGTCTTGAGCCTTAGCTTCTTTCTCGACAGCCTGTGCAACAGCCTTGGAAGACTTCTCTGTCTTAGCTCCCGCCTGGGCGATAGTATTTGGGATGCTCTGTACTTTATCAGTAAGCTCATCTACCTTCTTGATAGCATCATCGAAGGCCTTTGTATCTACGGTAAATCTTAATGCATTTAGTTCAAGACTCATAATTTTCTCCTTGAATTTGTTTAGGACTCATAAAGCCCTAAAGAAATACAAGAAAAGCCCCGAAGGGCTTTACTTTTGTTTTTGTTCTTTCTGCATCCTTTCAGATTGCACCCTCAGGTACTTCTGATCAAATGCAATAATCAACTGGACTTCCCAGGTTTCAGGTTCAATATGGTTCAGGTCATAATAGGCTTTAATCTCGGAATACGAGATTGGATTTACTCCAAAGCCATTAGAAGATCTGGTAGCGTTTAGGCTACAGAAATCTTCCCAGGCAAATTGAAACTCGGGAGGCAATTCAACTAGGTTCTGCAGTTCTTTCGGAGTTATCCCTGTAGACCTCTCGATAGACAGTAAGTGATCCCTGAGGGATTTCCCATCTTTCTGAGGAGAGTTAAGTTCAAACTCCTGCTCTGCGAACTCCAGAGCCTTGTCGAAATCATTGAAAGTTGATTAGCTGTTCAGCTTCCTCCAGAACTTGGTCACGAATCCAAGAGTGCTCCTTGTAGATGCGGTGAGCGTTCTCCTGAGAGAACTCAACAGGCTTACCATCTTCTACGAAACCGCGCCAGCCGATGGTACGGACAATCGCGGATTCAATTGCCATTTCTTCAGCTTCTTCCAGGTCGATATCATCCTCCTGGCCCTTCTTCTTATTGCGTTTTTGTTGCACTTGGAATTCTTGGAACTTACGACGAGCATAAGCCTTTACAGTCTTGGACAGATTACCACGGACCTTGATAAAGGCTCCAGTAGGTTCGTCGCTACCTGGAAGGCGAACTTCAAATTCGTAGCCCTCTTCAGCCTTATTGGACAGGTTATTCTTAGTTAGGTCAAAACCTTGCATAGTTACTCCTTTTGAAAGATGCCTAGACAAAGAAAAAGCCCCCTGGGAAACCAGGGGGCTTGTTTCATCTAATGATTAGATTGTGGTGTCTTGGATCAGAACCGAAGTAGCAGGTAGGCCTGCAGTGGTTACATCGTTCAGCAGAGCAGAGAAGCTATGTTGTTGGATGATACCCATTTCACCGTCATCCTTGGTTGCAGAACCAATCTTCACCTTAGGAAGAACGATACTCACAACACCAGCATCCTTAGCATTACCAGTCGTCAGGGCAATAACCAGACTTACGGTTTGTTCTTGGTCGAAGTAATTACGGAATGCACCGTCTTGGAAGTAAGTACTGAAGTTTCCGGTGATACGGATACGACCAGTGAACACATCAGCAGCAAAGTTCGTACCGATGGTTTGAGCAGCTTCCAGACCACGTTCAATTGTGATATCTGCAGAAGTAATCAACGAGGTAGGCACACCATCAACAATCACAGCGCCGTTTACAGCAGCAAAGATACCGTTAGCAGAAGCAGCAGTTGGATTACTAAAGTACTGCACTGTGCCAGTTTGAGCAAGGTTTTTACCAAGGAAACTGAAGTCAACAGTCACAAGACCAGTAGCAGGCAACTGCATAGCCATCGAACCAACCTTCATACCAGTATAAACTTCAGACTGGTCAATGTCAGAGTAGAACTCTTCGATTGTGAAGGAATCATCAGTGTGACCACTCAGAGGGGCAAAGGTTTGCTTACCTTGCACTGTAGCAGTAACAGAAGCAATAGTAGCTTGAGCAACCAGAGGAGTGCTAGACAGAACCCGAACGGTCAATGTCAGTGCAGTAACTTGCACAACCAGTAGGTTGTTACCTACGTTAGCTGCGTTCAAGGTACCACCGGAAAGACGGATCACATTACCAACAAACACACCATCAGCAACCCAGCTACCAGCAGCACGAGCTACAGTAAACAGTTGGCCTGACGCGGCAATAGTAACGGTAAGGCCAGTAATGGAAGCACCATTGGTAAAGTCCCGAGCCATCACACCCTGGATAAACTCAGTGTAGGAGCCAGGAGAGAATTCGCCATTCAAACTACCTTCTGCACTACGTACACCGTGCCGCATATCGGCAACTTGGTAGTCAGTACGAATTTCATTAGATTCGTAAGTTTCTTTTGCAAGGTTGAAGTTTGCAGTAACGCGGCGGATATATTTACCACCAGTTGCACCAGCAAGATCACCCCAAGCAGTCTCTTTCTTAAAGGAGATTTTTTTTCCGATCCCCCGAGCAATAATAGCCATATTTGTTTCCTTTGTTAAGTTTTGTCAAGGTCACATGACCTACCCCTGAAATGCTCAGGGTTCAATGTCCAACCCAGAACGGTCAGTCGTGTCTTCTTCGTTTGAAATAATTTTGCGACATCGTTTGGCCTAATTCCCGACCAATTTGCGAACTCCGTCCGGGTACCTTCGAAGATTTGACCATCCTTAGAGTAAAATTTGTAGATTGTCACATCTTTGTTCTTACCCGCAATGGATCTTATGTGCTCCTGGGCTCTCGGGCAAGATTTTTTAGTCTCAGACAATTTCGCTCTTGTCTGGTCAGATAGAACCTTCCCTATGTTCCCATCAGATATCTTCTTCCGATGCTCATCAGATAGCTTCCGACCTCTGAGCTTCTCACCGGCCCTTATGATCCCTGCTTTCCACTTCTCACTGTTTTTGCGAGATTCGGTTGCTTTCTTCACAGCCTGTGCTTTTAGATCTGGATCTAACTCCCTAACACCCTCACCACCAGAAGTTAGATTGACAAGTGGGTAGTTGAAGTATCTGAACTCTTTTATCACATCTATTTCTACCCTGTAAGCATCCTCCTCAGACAAATCTGAGAACACAATTTCCACATAGTAGTCATGTTTCTCCGCTACATTCTTCCACCACTTGGACCTTCCGTATGGCTTCCAGGCTCTATCGTTTGTTCCCTTACCTACATAGAATGGCTTATTATCGCTCATCCTTCTATGAACATAAACATAATAGTCAGTTCGCACTATAGACCTCTGCAACCATTTCGATTATCACAGGGATAACCATACTATCTTGCGTAGTAGCAGTCCCTGCGATCCTGGGGGTTCTTAGAACATGCAGATCTACCCCACCTTCAGAAAGGGTTGTCCCCTTCTTAAATTGCTCTCTGATCATTTCTGCACGGTCAAGGCCTTCAAGAGTTCCCTTACCTTTTGGAAAGATTACAAAGACTTGAAATTCAAAAACCTCTCGGTAGTACCCTGTTCCAAAAACAGGATCATCTGGCGATCTGAGGCCAAACTGACACCTCTGATATAATCCATTCGGAGGGTCAAAGTTAACACCTTCAAAAGCTGTAGGTACAGACGGAGAGATTGCAGATAGGTGCTTTTCACAAGCCTTCTTAATGTTTTGAATTACCATACCTCTCCTTAAAAGTTCCTAAATGGAATCTGGAAAAGATTCATGATTCCGTTAATGGCTTGGTCCCTGATATCGTATTTTTCCTGGATACTTTCGTATGGTCCGTTAATACCAGAGTTCAGCAGGTAAGGCGTAGCGTTAAACAGGTGAACCTGATCACCGAGCTTATATTTCTCCATCCAGAAGAACACGGCAGAATCCAAAGAACTTCCTGTGGTGTCTCTTGCCCTGGGCTCGAAACTAGGGGCATAAGAATTAAGTCGAATCTTCCAGTTAGCCATCAGCATACCTGGAGTAGGTTCCCAATTATATCGCATCTGACGATACGAATAAAGGTGTGAGTAATTCTCTGCATCGCCTACAGGTGTAATTGCAACAATATGATCAGCCCACTGAGTCATTACCTGGGTAAGACTGTCTTTAAACTTCTCCTCAAGTAGCTCCCTGTATTTCTGTAAATGCGCTACTGTTTTCGAAGAGTCTACTGAAATCATATCAGCCCTTTACGATCATAATCATGTACATTACAAGTTGCCCGCCTGCGTGCTTTTCTTCAATACTGTAGACCTTATATTTAGTGCTTCCGTACTGTACAAAATCCTTGACACTTGGAACAAAGCCAAGATTGTTGTTTGCCAAGTACAGGAGAATAGCTTCTTTCTCAATCAGATCTGGGTAGTTGTACTGTGTAGCTTTGATGTGCTTTGGATAAGCTTTTACATTAAAGGTCTGAGTAGTTTCAGTTACTGTACTTGTTTGTGGATCATAAGATCCTGTCTGCACAGATGTAAACTGCATACTAACAGCATGCTGACCAACCAGATCAATAGCAGCTTTCAGGAAAGGATTCATACTTACACCTCAAAGAAGTTGCTAGGCGGTCTAAGATTTGAATCTCC